CGGGCGTTGTCGTGCCATGCACACACACGCATGGCTGGATGATGTCGCGGCGCGGGCGCTCTTTCTGGTCGGCGTACTCGGTGCCAAGGAACACGCTGTTCGCGCTCGTGTACAGCTCGGTCAGGTGGTCGATGATCTCTGTCAGGTGGCGCGGCGAGCGCTTCCGGTCCGCGACTGCCGACAGAAACATCCCGAACTCGTCTTGCTGGAACAGGATCGCCGGGTGGCGAAACGTCGCTGAGAGCAGGCCAGATCCGCTCGCGATCTTGTTGCCGCCGAGGTAGCCGCCCAACCCGGCGGCGGTGAAGACGCGGTTGATGGTCTCGCGGCCCGCGTTCTTTCCAGCGCCGCTGTCCGCGATGCCGATGACGTAGACGTTCGAGCGCAGGCCGGTCGGCGTCTTGTACTTGCGCCCCATCAGCACGCCGATGGCGGAGACCGCCGCGCCGACCGCGAGGATCGGCTGCGGGCGGCGCGCGGAGCGCACGATGAGGTCGTAGAGCTGCTGCATCGCGCCGCCGAGGTCGAAGAACCCGGCAGCGATGGGCGGGGGCTTCGGCACCTCCACCGGCAGCGGCGCTGGTTGCTCCTGCGAGAGCGGCCTGAGCTGCGCCACCGGCACGGGCACCGGCAGGATCGGCTCGACGTTCGGCATCCCGACGCGCTCGCGCAGCCACTGCGTCGCCGTCTCCAGATCGGATCCCGCCGCCGCCATGACGAGGTCGAGGGCGGTGTAGTTCTTGCCCTCGCCCCAATCGGTGATGCCTTCTGGATGGATCGAGACGTTCGGGCGCTCGCAGTTGCGCCAGTGCGCGATCACGCGATAGCTGCCGTCGTGGCGTGCCTTCGCCATCGGGAACAGCTCTGGCACCCACGAGCCGAAGTCGGTCATGGCGCGGTCGTTGATCTCGCGCCAGTAGCTGTCCGGCGCGCCCTCGAATGAGCGCCTCTTCGTCGGCTCGCGGTCCTCCTCTGTCTGGTATGGCGCGACGACGCGCTCGATCTGATCGACGAGGTCGGCGGGAAGCTCCGGCAGCTCGCGCGCGCTCGTGTTCTCCAGCGTGTCTTCGGTGAGCCACGCATACTCCATCCCATCGGGATGCACGGTCGGCGGCAGCACCGTCTGACGCCCGTGCGCGAGGATCTCGACGACGCTCTGCCTGCCGACGTTCCACTTCCTCGACGGCAGCTCGGTCGAGAAGCGATAGAACGCGGTGTAGCCCTTCGCGCCGCGCTTCCTCACCGGGCTGGGCGGGATCAGCGCTTCGAGCGCCTCACGCAGCTCCTGCGGCCCGTAGTCGAAGTCGATGGCGATGAGGTTCGACGCGCGGCCCAGCGCGACGCAGATGCCCGCGTCGGGCCAGTTCGTCCAGATGTCCAGCTCGAACGTCGTCGGCTGGCGGTCGCAGTAGCGCTCCCACTCGCGCATCCCGCGCCACTCGCCGCGTGTGTACTGACCCGGCCGCTTCTCGCCCGGGACGATGGGGATGACGGAGAAGCCGAGTTCGATCAGCCGGTGCGCGACGCGCGCGTAGGGAGAGCTGCTCATGCGCGCACCAGTGGCCTGACCGTCACCGCGACGAGCGCCTGCGGGCCGTACCGCTTCTCCGCGACCTTTCGGACGATGAGCGCGTCGTCGCGATAGACGACGCCGTTCATGCCGTCGGCCCACGCCTTCACGATGTTGTCGAGGTCCGGCCGCTTGTCGTAGGCGACTTCGCCACGCAGCGCGGCCTGCTGCTTCTTCTCCGACCACGAGCGCGGCGGCGTGAAGACCGCGACGAGCTGCATCTCCAGCGGCTCGTCGAGCGCGGGCGAGAGCTTCATCTCGGCCTGCGCGACGACGCGGATCGCGGCCTCGTAGTTGCGCGTGTCGTCCGGCGTGTAGAGGCCGACCTTCAGGCCCTTAGCGCCGCGCTTGAGGAACGCGCGCGGCCTGCTTTTGCCGCGCGGCTCGCCGCGCAGCGTGATCGTGATCGCCCTGCTGCTCATGGATGATGTCCTCGATGCGGATGCCACGGTCGGTGTTGGCAATGATGCGGACGGCGGCGGCGACGCTCGGCCTGCGATTGCCGCAGAGCCAGCTCGCCGTTGTCGTTTCGGTAACTCGCAAGGCGCGCGCGAGGTCGCGGGTGCGGATGTTGTTTTGCAGCATCCATGCGCGCACGCGGCAGCGCCAGTCACGCGGCTCGCACGCGAGATCGAAGAAGTCGGAGACCCCGACTTCACCGCCGGTTGCGCGGCTGATTGCGACGAACTGGGAGCGCTCAGGACGGCGCGATCCGTCGCACCATCGAGAGACGCTCGCAGGCGAAACACCGACCTCGCGTGCGAACGCCGCGCGAGCGATGCCGTTCTTCTGGAGCCAGTTGGAGAGCTTCATACCTCGAAAGGGGTAACCGGGACGGTAACCTTTTGTCAACACTCCCGCGATTGCCGAAACGGCAAACTCGTGTCAACGTCGCGCGCATGAAGAACCATCTACGCCACTGGCGCGAAAGTCGAGACATGACCCAGCAACAGCTTGCTGACGCGATTGGAACGTCGAAGCCGCAGATCTCGCGGCTAGAGGCTAGTAAACGTCGCTTAACGACGATTTGGCTTGAGAAGCTCTCGCGTGTCTATAGCGTGAAGGCCTCAGACTTGCTCCGCTCTCCCTACGATGCGGACGCGAAGGGCGAGCATGGAGGCGTAGCGGTGAGAGCGAGCGACACGGGTGAGGCGTGGCGTCTTCCTAGTCAGTTCGTCGAGCGTGATATCCACGCAAACCCCAGCGACATCGAGATCTACACGGTATCCAGCGACACGATGGTGCCGACGCTCAACATCGGTGACCGCGTCGTGATCAACGTGCGCCTTCGCCAGCCATCACCCGCCGGGATCTTCCTGATCGAGGAAGGCGACGCGGCGATCTGCATGAGGCTCCAGATGATCGGAGCGCAGCGCAACGCGCAGCTCGTGCGCGTCAGCGCAGACAACGCGCACTACGTCGCATACGAGAGCAAGCTCACGGAGCTGCGCGTGCGCGGTCGCGTCGTCGCGAGGCTGCATCGCATTTAAACGCGGACTGTGTGCAGCATTTTTTGTTGGACACGGTGTTGCCAAAACGGTATCGACAACCCAGATCAGGGATGCCATTGTGGCACAACCCAATCGAACGAGAGGAACCAGCAATGAAGCGCTCGAACACCAAGCCCGTCGCGGTCGTGAACCGCACCCCCGAGATCATCGCGGCCGACCTCGCGGCGGCGAAGCGGGCGGAGAGCGAGGCGAACAAGGCTCGCGTCGCCATCGAGGAGGAGCTGATCCAGCACCTCGGGTTCGACCGGATCGAGGGATCCCAGACCTACACGCTCGGCGAGTTCAAGGTCGTCGTCACCGGCAAGCTGAACCGCAAGCCCGTGGACATCGACGCGCTCGTGCTCGCGTGCGACGAGCTGCCCGCCGAGTTGCGTCCGATCAGGGTGAAGACCGAGCTGGATAGCACGGCGGCGCGCAAGCTCGCCGAGGCGCAGCCCGAGCTGTACGCGAAGATCGCGAGGCAGATCGTGACGGAACCGGCGAAGACCGCCGTCGCCATCTCTCGCGCGCTCTGAGGATTACCAACATGGCAATCTCCCTCGCATCCCTGCGGCGCACGGCGGTCAAGCGACCGCCGCGCGTCCTCGCCTACGGCATCCACGGCGTGGGCAAGTCCACCTTCGCCGCCGCCGCGCCTTCGCCGGTCTTCATCCAGACCGAAGAGGGCCTCGACGCGCTCGACGTTCAGGCGTTCCCGCTCGCGCGCTCGTTCGCCGACGCGATGGACGCCATCGGTGCCCTCTACGAGGAGGAGCACGAGTTCAAGACGGTTGTCATCGACTCCGTCGATTGGCTGGAGCAGCTCATCTTCAAGGACGTGGCTCAGGAGCAGAAGGTGTCTTCCATCGAGGACATCGGCTACGGCAAGGGCTACGTCTTCGCCGCGAGCCGCTGGGCGACGCTGCTCGAAGGCCTCGATCTCCTCCGCAACGAGCGCGGCATGGCCGTGATCCTCATCGGACACGCGCAGATCAAGCGCTTCGAGGATCCGATGGTGGACGGATACGACCGCTACTCGCCCGACCTCCACAAGGTCGCGAGCGCGACGCTCTGCGAGTGGGCGGACATCGTCGGCTTCATCAACTTCCGCGTCGCGACGAAGCAAGTCGATGCGGGCTTCAACAAGAAGATCGCGAAGGGCGTCGGCACCGGCACGCGCACGATCTACCTCGAAGAGAGGCCCGCCTTTACCGCGAAGTCCCGCTGGCGCGTCGGTGCGGATTGCCCCCTCGACTGGCCGACGTTCGCGGCGCGCATCGACAAGGCGCAGGGCGGCGAGGATGCCGCGCCTGCGGAGGAACCTGAGCAGACGCCCGCTCAGGAGCAGCCGAAGGCTGCTGCCAAGGGCGGAAAGAAGGCGGCGGCGTGAAGCCGCTCGCAGTGAGGAGAACACGATGAGCGACGAGAAGAAGAAGTCGAAGGCGAAGGCTCCGGCGAAGGATCCGGTGGTCTACGTCCTGTATCGCGGCGAGGCCGAGATCGTCGGCGTCTGCACCAGCGCCGAGCGCGCGATGAGCGAGATCGCGTCGGACCGGGATGTCCAGTTCGCGCGCGTCAGCATCGAGCGCGCGAAGCGCAACCGCTCGTGATCGACAGGGGGCTGGACCTCTCCAGCCCCCTGAACACCTGAACCAGAAAAGGAACCAGCAAAATGGCGAACCTCGGCGACACCTTCGATCCCTCCACCATCTCCGCATCGAGCTACGACCCCCTGCCCGTCGGCGAGTACCGCGCCGAGATCATCGCGAGCGAGGTCAAGCCGACGAAGAACGGCCTCGGCCAGTACCTCCAGATCGAGATGCAGATCCTCGACGGTGAGTACGCCTCGCGCCACGTCTGGGACCGGCTCAACCTGTGGAACCAGAACTCGACGACCGTCGAGATCGCGCAGCGGACGCTCAAGCAGATCTGCGACGCCATCGGCTCCGGTCCGATCACCGACAGCGAGGAGCTGCACCAGCGTCCGTTCATTCTGAAGGTCCGCATGACGCCGAACAAGCAGACGGGCGAGATGCAGAACGCCTTCAACTACAAGGCCGAGGCGGGAGACGTGCAGCCCGCGCGTCCGGCCGCCTCGACGGCGCGTCCGGCGTCGCCGCCGCAGGCTCAGGCGGCAGCGCCGAGGCCTGCGGGCAAGCCATGGGAGCGCGCGAAGCGCACGGCGTGAGGGCGGGGCGCTCCGGCGACGATGGGGTCGTCGCCGGAGTTGCCGCACTGGCATCGAGGACGACATGGCAAAGCTCGACGACATTTCCGATCCGACGCTCGCGGCAATCGACGCGGAGATGGAGCGCATCGAGCGCGAGAAGACGCCGCGCGGCTACCTCGGCGCGAGCGGTCTCGGTCACGAGTGCGAGCGGAAGGTCTGGCTCGACTTCCGCCTCGCCAGCCCGCGCAACATCGACGCGCGCGGCCTGCGTCGCATCGAGGACGGGCATCGCGGCGAGGAGCTGATGGCGGAACGCCTTCGGCTTGTGCCCGGCGTGAAGCTCGTCACGCATGGAGACGACGGCAAGCAGATCGGCTTCGTCGATCTCGACGGTCATCTGCGCGGGCATCTCGACGGCGTGATCACCGGGCTGTTGCAAGCGCCAAAGGCCAAGCACGTCTGGGAGAACAAGGTCGTCGATCCGAAGAAGCTCGACGCGCTCGCGAAGCTCAAGCGCGAAGTCGGCGAGAAGAACGCGCTCGCGAAGTGGGATCCGATCTACGCCGCGCAGGCGCAGCTCTACATGCACTACACGAGCGCCGAGCGGCACTACCTGACGGTATGCTCCCCCGGCGTGCGCGACGCGATCTCGTGCCGATCCGAGTACGACGCCGAGGCAGCGCTGCGGCTCGTCGCGAAAGCGAAGCGCGTGATCGCGGCGGCGCAGCCCGGGGCGCGCATCAGCGACGACCCGTCGTGGTTCGTGTGTCGGTGGTGCGACCACTGGTCAATCTGCCACGACCGCACACGCGGTGCGTCGGGCACGCCAGCGAAGGCGGCCTCGAACTGCCGGACGTGCCTGCACTCGACGCCGGTCGAGGACGGC